TAGATCCACTATATGATGCTATTGGTGATAATGCGGTTTATATTGAAGATTTTATTGAAGACATGACTAAAGTATTCCCAACATTAGGCAATGATTGGGGTGTTTACATGCCTGAGGTTAAATATCTTTCACCAGAACCACTGGTTAATTATAAAGATTTATCTCTCAATAAATTATCAAATGTCCACTTTGTAGGTGATGCTCTCTCAGCAAGGGGTATTACAGTAAGTGGGGCACAAGGAACTTATGTAGCTGAAAATATTTTAGAACACAATGCAGTATGAATAAAGACGAAGAAAAAAGACTTAAGGAAGCTCAAGCTATAGATGATCAAAATAATCGTCGTGGTAAAGAAAGTTTTCCTAAAACAAAACGCTTAAAAACTCCAGACGGAACTATAGCATATTATTGGGACAATAAACTCCATAATTGGGAAGGACCAGCACTTATTCCAGAAGGAAATAGTAGGTTAAGAGAATACTATATTTATGGTATAAGAAAAACAGAAGAAGAGTGGAAAGAAGCTAAACGCAGTGGTAAGGGGATGCCATGGTATAAAGACCCAAGATTTAAAGCAAGACAAGCAGGATAAAATGAAAATAGGTTTTTGTGGAACAATGAGTGTAGGAAAGACTACACTAGTAAAAGCACTTCAGGAGATTCCTGAATTTAAAGATTATAAATTTGCAACTGAACGTAGTCAGTATCTTAATTCATTGGGTATTCCATTGAATCATGAAACTACTATTGAAGGTCAAACTATATTCTTAGCAGAACGTGTAACGGAGCTTATGCAGCCAAATATAGTAACTGATAGAACAATTATTGATGTAATGGCGTTTACAAAATGTGCTAGGAAGACTAGCTATATTGATGGGGATGCTTTTGAAGAGTATGCTAAACGTTTTATTTATCTATATGATTATATGTTTTATATTTCTCCTGAAGGGGTGGAAATGGAAGATAATGGTATAAGAGAAACGGATTTAGACTATAGAAAAGAAATTGATGAAGAAATTCAAAAATTGGTTCTTAAACATCGTCCTGTTTATCATACAATTAAAGGTTCTACTGAAGAAAGAATCAAACAAATATTAAAAACAATAAAATTTGACTAATGAAATTATTTAAATGGATACTAGGACTATTTGCAGTACTTGGAGGTGCCGCTGCAGTAGCTTCTACACAAAAGAAAAAAGAGCACAACAAAAAGGTTAAAGAGAATAAAGCCCAAGTTAAAGCTGTTCAAGTTAAAACTAAAAAAGTTCAAGCTGATAAAAAAGTGGTTAAAGATAAAATTACCCAGCAGAAAAAAGTAGTTAATAAAACTAAAGCAAAAGTTAAACCAACAACTAGTGCTAAAAAAACTACTAGCGACTTTAAGAAAAAATATAGAACTAAAAAATGAAACACATACTAACTACATTAATGTTATGTGTGTCTAGTTTAAGTTTTTCACAAGATACTCTTCAAATTCCATCATTGGAACTTGAGGAGTTTTTCTTGGCTTTAGACACACTTGAAACACAAGATTCAATCAAAACAATTTTAATTAGTCAACTTGAAAAACAAATTGAATTTCATCTGGAATTAAATGACCATAATGAAAATATCCTTATGTATAAGGACCAAGAAATAGAGTTATTAAATGATCAAATCCTTATTTATACAGACCGTTTAAATCAAGTAGATAAATGGTACAAAAAACCATGGGTAGGTGTTGTGGGAGGTTTTGTAGGTACTATAGTTTTAATAAATACTATAGACTATACACTGCCTGATTGATTTTTATATATTTATTGTTGTTAACACCAAACATTGTGCACAATGAACAAAAACGAAATTAAACAAATTATACTTGAAGAAATCGAAGCTGTTATAAAAGAACAGACTGAAGATGAAAGAATTGCTCAAGCTATGGAAACTGGCGACGAAGATGAATTAGAAGCCCTAGCAATGGGGGCCTTAGATCGCGCTGAACAAATGGCAGCAGATTCTCGTCCTGAAGACGATGAAATAACCCCTCCAGGTATAGAAGACATGTCACCAGATTCTATGTTTGGTGAAGATCCATCATATGTTGAAGAAGAAGAGTTATCTGAAATGGCTCGCACATCTAATGTATTCAAACTTAAAGATGGTGCTGGCTTAAAAGATGTTCTTCAATTTATGCAACGTGTAAATGATAAACTAAAAACATTTAAGTCACCTGGTCAAAAACGTCCTAAAAAGCGTTTTACACCTGAGGAAATGAAAGCACTAGCTACCGCAATGGTTAACCCAGATGGATTTACTTCTAAAGATATTATTGCTAACACTTCATATAACAGCCCCGCTCAGGCCAATAAATTTTTAAAAGCACTTGAAATGAAGGGTTTAATTACCCTAACTTCTGTTCTTAAAAAATCAATAGAACCAACTCGTGATCCAGATGCCCCTGAAACTAGAGGTAGAAAAAGAAGAGACGCAGAATTTGACATGTCAGACGATCCAATGGCTGACTTAGATGCCTTAGGCTTAGGAGGCGATATTGACCTAAGCGACCCATTAGCAGAAAACAACAACACTATGAGTGAATTAGAAAAATATATTAAAAAAGTAATCAAAGAAGCTAAAAACCCATTAGCTATTAAGATGAAAGAAATTGAAAATCAAGGACGCGTTGCCGCCCTTGAAACTAAATTAGCAGCTATCTCTGAAATGATCGAAGAAACTGAGGGTCGTTTAACTCGCATTGACGAAGATAACGAATTCAAAGAAATGATGGACAAGAATGCTGTTAAAGAAGTCCGTAAACAACTTAAAGAACTTGAAAAAGCCAAAGGTAAGCTCGAAAAAGAAAGAGCTAAAATGGAAGGTAAAGTAGAGAAAAAAGAAGTAGTTGACGAAGATACTCCAGTAGCTGAAGACACTATTGATGCCGCTATTGATGAGGTAGAATTAGAAGAAGATGATTTACGCTTTGAGGGTCTTAGCGAATCAGTTGAACGCATGCAAAAATTAGCTAACCTTAAAGGCTAAACCAACTATATACTAAAATTAGGGGACCAATAGGTCCCCTTCTTTGTTAGTATGTATATACGATGGCAGATATAAAATCAATCATAAAACAGGAATTTGTTAAATCAGCAAGTGATCCTGTTTACTTTATGAAAAAGTATTGTTGGATACAACACCCAACAAGAGGTCGCACTCAGTTTAACCTATACCCATTCCAAGAAAAAGTATTAGGGTTATTAAATAAACATGATAAGTCAGTAATCTTAAAATCAAGACAACTTGGTATTTCGACACTTTCCGCAGGTATAGCTTTACACATGATGTTATTTCAAAAGGATAAAAATATCCTTGTAATAGCAACAAAACAAGAAACAGCTAAAAACCTAGTAACTAAAGTACGATTTATGTATGATCAGTTACCTAGTTGGTTAAAGTTACCAACAATGGAAAATAACCGATTATCACTACGACTTAAAAATGGTTCCCAAATTAAAGCAGTATCTGCAGCAGGTGATGCTGGTAGATCAGAAGCCATTTCCCTTCTAGTAATTGATGAGGGTGCTTTTATTGAAGAAAATCGAATTGAAGAAATTTGGGGTTCCGCACAACAAACACTTGCAACTGGTGGTAGAGCAATTATATTATCTACACCTAATGGTACAGGTAACTGGTTTCATAGGATGTGGACTAAAGCACAAGATGGTACTAGTGGATTTACACCTATTAGATTACCATGGACAGTACACCCTGAACGAAACCAAGAATGGAGAGATAAACAAGATGATGAGTTAGGGGATAGAATGGCAGCACAAGAGTGTGATTGCGATTTTACAACCTCTGGTGATACCGTGTTCCCACCTGAAATATTGAATCTTATTGAAACCACAATGATTAAAGACCCCTTAGAAAAAAGGGGTATGAATAGTAGTTTATGGGTTTGGGAATACCCCGATTACACTAGGCAATATATGGTTGTAGCTGACGTAGCAAGGGGTGATTCAAAAGACTATTCAGCATTTCACATTATAGATATTGAAACTTGTACACAAGTAGCTGAATTTAAAGACCACATCCCTACAAAAGATTTTGGGCGAATATTATATAACATAGCAACTGAGTATAATAAAGCATTATTAGTAATTGAAAATGCAAATATTGGTTGGGCAGCAATTCAAGAAGTAGTTGATATGGGTTATGAAAATCTATATTACAGCCCTAAAGATGAAAAATTTACTCGTGATGCCGAAGCATATATTGCTAAAGGATATGATTTAATTGATAAATCAAAAATGGTACCTGGATTTACAATGTCTTTACGTACTAGACCTTTAACAATTGCTAAATTAGATGCATATATTAAAGAACAAAGTATCCAAATTTATTCAAGACGTACATTAGATGAATTAAGAACCTTTGTATGGAAAAATGGTCGACCAGAAGCACAAACTGGGTACAATGACGACCTAATAATGTCCGTAGCTACTGCATGTTACGTGCGAGATACTGCACTTAAATTCGCTCAGCACGGGGTTGACTTAACCCGTGCTATGCTTGCAAATACAACCAAAGCAACTTATAATCCATTTTTTAGTTCATCACCAATTAACGACCCTAAACAAGCCTATAAAATGAAAGTAGGGGGAAAAGATGAAGATTTGTCTTGGCTTTTAGGTTGAATATTTATACACATACACAATAAACAATAAATATGGCAGATACTAGCTTATTTACAAGATTACGAAGATTATTTTCAAACGACGTTATTATAAGAAACGTAGGAGGAAAACAACTTAAAGTAATGGATGTTGATCGCATCCAAAAATATGGTAACTTAGAGTCCAATTCACTTTATGATAGATTTACTAGATTACACAGACCTGTAGGTTCATCATTACAATATAACCCAACACTTAATTATTCTTCTATGCGACTTCAGTTGTATAGTGATTATGAAGCTATGGATTATGACTCATTAATTGCCCCAGCACTTGATATTATATCCGAAGAATCAACCCTTAAAAATGAATATGGGGATGTTTTAACAATTAAATCATCTAACGAAAATGTTAAAAGAGTATTACATAATTTATTTTATGATGTACTAAATATTGAATTTAATTTGCCATCATGGGTTCGCCAAATGTGCAAGTATGGTGATTTTTATCTCCACTTACAGATATCTGAAAAGTTTGGTATATATAATGTATTACCTCTTTCTGTATATCAAGTAGTAAGAGAAGAGGGTATGAACCCAGAAAATCCCAATTATGTTCAGTTTATTTTAGACCCTAATGGTTTATCACAATCTACTACTTATAGTGCTAGAAGAAGCGACCAAATGAAATTAGAAAATTATGAAGTCGCTCACTTTAGATTATTATCAGATGCTAATTATCTCCCCTATGGTCGTTCATATCTTGAGCCAGCTCGTAAGGTATTTAAGCAGCTAATTTTGATGGAAGATGCAATGCTTATTCACAGAATTATGCGTGCACCAGAAAAAAGAATTTTTTACATGAATGTAGGTGGTATCCCCCCTAATGAAGTAGACCAATTCATGGAAAAAACAGTTTCTAGAATGAAAAAAACTCCATATATTGATCAAGATACGGGGGATTATAATCTTAAATTTAATGTCCAAAATATGACTGAGGATTTTTATATCCCCGTTAGAGGTAATGATACATCAACTAAAATTGAAACCACAAAAGGACTTGATTATGATGGTACTACTGATATTGAATACTTAAAAAATCGAATGTTAGCAGCCCTTAAAATCCCTAAAGCATTCTTGGGATACGATGAAAACCTCGAAGGTAAGTCAACGTTAGCTGCTATGGATATTCGTTTTGCACGTACTGTTGAGCGCTTACAACGAACTATTGTATCTGAATTACATAAAATAGCTCTTGTTCATTTATATACTCAAGGATTTGAAAATTCTGATCTAGTAGATTTTGAACTAGAACTAACAGGTCCCTCAATTGTATTTGAACAAGAAAAAACCCAACTTTATACAGATAAAATTACTTTAGCTAATTCTATTACGGATAAAAAAATCCTATCTACAGATTTTATTTATAAGAATATATTTAACTTATCTGATACTGAGATAGAATTTGAAAGAAATAAAGCATTAGATGATGCTGCCCATATATTTAGACTTAATCAAATAGAAAATGAAGGCAATGATCCTATTGAATCTGGTGAATCATATGGTACACCTCATGATCTAGCAGGTTTATATTCTACTAAAAGGGATAAACATATAAAAGATGTCCCTGATGGTTATGACGAAAAGGGACCAGGTAGACCTGCTATTAAACTAAGTCGATATGGCACTGATCAAGCAAATATGGGAAGGGATCCTTTAGGAAAAGCAGGATTAACGGCTGATGATACTCCTAATAAAACTAATGATGTTTCAACGTTTGCATTAGAGGAAAATAGTAGAATTCTTAAAAAATTATCCTTTAAACGTTTAAAAGGTAAACAGTCCCTAACTGAAGATAATAAATCTTCCCTTTTAGATGAAAAAAACATAATAGATGAGTAATCTTCAGGGTTCCTCATATATTTATATAGGAATAAAACAATTCATGCATGAAAGCTAAGCACTCCAAGTACAAAAATACTGGGATATTATTTGAACTGTTAACGAGGCAAATAACCTCTGAGACTATTTCAAATAACTCACCAAAAGCTGTAAGTATCTTAAAAAAATTTTTTGGTAATGATTCTACATTACTAAAAGAATATCAGATATATCATGCTCTTATTAATAAAAGATTTGAAAAAGATGCTAGCGCCACAGTTCTTATTGAGACACTTATAAGTGCACATTCTAAATTAAATAAATCTGCATTAAGAAGAGAAAGATATAACTTAGTTAGAGAAATTAAAGATACATACAATATTGAGGACTTTTTTAAAGCAAAGATCCCTAATTATAAAATATATGCTAGCGTCTATAATTTATTAGAAAACCAAGATGCTAATCCACTTTCAATTGTAAACTCTAAAGTAGCTATTTTAGAGCACATTACAAATAAAAATCTTCCAAATAAACCTAAAAAAGAAATGGTTATGGAAGAATATGAAAAGTTTGATAAAGAAACTAGAGCATTAACTTATAAGATGTTAATGGAAAAGTTTAATGATAAATATTCAGGCTTAGCAGATAACCAAAGAATTTTATTAAAGGAGTATGTTTATAATGTTTCAAACAGCCCTAAACTTAAGGCCTTTTTAAATAAAGAAATAGAAATAGTTAAGTCTGAAATAGAAACCCTATCTGAAAATGTTGATCAAGTTACTAAAATTAAACTTAATGAAGTTAGAAGCTTAATTAAACCTTTATGTAAAAAATCATTTGTACATGATGATAATGTAATTAATCTCCTTAATTATTATAATTTAATTAATGAATTAAAAAATATTTAATCATGAATATTGAAGAACTCAGATCCCTTATTCGCGAACTTATTACTAATGAGTTAGATGAAGCCAATACTACAGGTACTGGTACTTCTATTAGTACTGGTTCTAGTGAAGCATATGCTACACCTCGAGCATTTGGGGATAATAAGAGAAAAAAGAAAAAGGGATATATGGGGTATAAAGAAGTAAAATAAAAGTTATGGCAAGAAAAATTAACGCATTCGATTTTGAAAAGGGCGACCATAAAGTATCCCGCCCAGGTGTACACGCTAAATCTAAACACAGTAACCACAAAGGTTCAAAAAATTACCGTAAACTAAACAGAGGACAAGGAAGATGAATAATTTAATCGTAGATATAATCCCATTAAAGGTTGACCGTTTATTAGTTGAATCATCAATTAAATC